AACGCAACTGACATGTAGTCATCGTAGCCGCGTCTTTTACCTTCGTTATATATTGCGCCAGCCATACCACCGGTAGGAGGATTGACTTCTCCACCAGGAGCACCATCATAGGAGTCCCCACCGCCACCGCCACCGCCTCCACCACCACCTCCACCGCTTCTATCGGAACCTGGCCCAAACAGTCTTTCCCAAAGCGACCTCGATTTCTCAACAGTCTTGATACTTCCTTTGACGTAATTGGTTAGTTTATTAGTGTATCTTCCGGCATCTGCTTTCTCTGTCTCGTCTAAAACAGGTGCAGCCTGTGGTTGTAACGTTGGTTCCGATTTTACTTTTGCAGCAGTAGGCTGCGCGGTTGCAGATGGAGTAGGAGGTTTGGGTGGTTCACTAGGAGCCGCAGTTTCAACCTGAGGACGTGTTACTGGAGGCGCTGATGGCGAAGGCTCGCTAGGAGTAATGTCGGGTTCTGGTTCCGGCCCTTGTTCAGGTTCGGCTGCTTCTGCAGAACCACTCATCATAAATCCAGCAACACCTACTGCTGCTATCGCGCCAACGGCAAGCATAGCGCCGCGACCACCGGTCCCGCCACCACCAAATAGACCGCCACCGCTTTGACCCGATTCATTTTGAACTTTGGCAAACTCTTCGAATTTTTTACCAAAACTGGTTAACCCTTCGGTCAACGCTTCCATTTGTGCCGGCGTAATGCTTGTTGCACTACTTGGTGGAAGAGATACCTGCGAATAAGACTCAATTTGCTGTTCGTCTTGTTTCCTCGATATGCCCCTATTTTCAGCCTTTCGAATATTCGATATATTCTCGTGGTGTGTTGAAATCGCTGCAAACACATTTTGCAAAGCTGTCAATTGTTTTGAAATAGACGCTAGCGTTGTTTCACTTATGTGCTCGCGCTCTTGATCTTTATTGGTTTGTATACCAAACCTACGTGTGACCGAATTGCTAACTTTTGGATCTATTGTCTTCATGCTGCCATTGCCTCAGCTGCTGCACCGAAATATAATAGGCTTGCAAGATTACCAGCACCCATATAGGCTGGTTCAGGAACGTTGCCCATTCCCGAAGCCATCGATCTAGTGGTGGGTAGTGTTGAAGGTTGAGGTAATGTTTGAGATGTACTGCCGGCAACCTGTGTTATTTGTGACCCGTCACCACTAGCAGCCATCACTGCAGTACCTGAGCCTGTCGTTGGTAGTTCGGGTGGGGGAGCACTTCCTGGTGATATACCTGTAACGGGAGCCTGTTCGACTGGTGAGCGTTCAACTGTAGCGCCCTCACCACCCGTGCCCGAGCCACCACCTTCGCCTCCACTAGGAGCTGGAGGTGGACTTGGAGTCGCCGCTTGAGTTGACGTTGTCTCAGCTGGTGGCGGTGGTATCGAAGAAAGAGAAGGCGCAGTTGTCTGTTGCCCTGCTTGCTGCCCCCCTGCCGATAGATCCGGCACTTCAGGTGCTTTGTCGGCAATTGTCCGTGCTGCATCCTCAGTACCACCGGCTTTTTTGTCCTCCATCTTACCAGCCAAGGCAGACTTAGCGATAGCGGTAACACCATCCTTAACCATACCAAGACGTTCGCCGACCAGGGGATCCTGCTCAGGAAATACACCAAACGTGCCTTTATAGACATCACGAGTCAGTGTAGCTACCAAAGCAGGTATAGCGGTAAGAGGCCCTGCAAGTCCTGATGCCGCTTCTAGGCCAGCTCCAACGACATCACCCTGAAGCAATCTTCCTGCCGCAAACAATAAACCAGCACCTGCACCCAAGATTGGTATAGACTTCAATCCGGTCTTAGCTAGGTTCTTGAGTATTAACGGACGAGCAACTTGCGCAATCTTGGACGTTAGTGCCGGTCCTGCCAGCCTTGCTGCTCCGGCTGCCGCGGCTCTCGTTCCCGTTCTCATTGTACCGGTAATACGTGATGAAGCTCTACCAACGATACCAGGACGCGCAAGTTGAGTTGCCTGTCTGCCTTTGGCCGCTTGAGAAAGGAATTTTGGATCTACCTGCTTAAAGTTTTTAAGAGCTTTATCGGGTGTGGTAAACCTACCATCAGGTCCTATATACCGACCACCTGCTCTTCTAAAGCCTCTTCTGAGTTGGGGCGCTCGACGTGTGCGCGCTCTTGCATCAGCAGACCCACCAGCTCCCATATTCCTTAAGAAGTTATCAAAGAAAGAACCTTGATTTTGCTGTTTGTCTCTTACAAAATCGTCAAGTTTTCCTTCGACAGCAGCGATTGCAGCAAGTAGTCTATCAGCTTCACTGGAACCTTCACCAATTTGATCGCCAGGAAGATCGGGTGAAGCCAGAGGCTGGGTCTTTTGAGCTTGGGCTGCTTTTTCTTTATTTTTGACCTGCTTAATTAATTCTTCTTGCTGCTCTTTTGTTATCGCGCCAATACGAGCAGTAATTTTAACCAGATCATGAAATTGATCCCTTAGGGTTGAGATAGAAGGCGCACGCTCTTCACCTTTCCTAGGAGGCTGTTTCATTGGAGGAAGGGTTACATCATAATCCTCGCCAGCGCCACCCCCCGCTGCGCCTCCACCAAAGCCCCCGCCACTGGTTTGATCAAACTTCCCAGCAGCTGTTTCGGCACCCATATTCGAGAGAAAATCCCTTGCGAAATTTCTCATTGCGCGTCTACGACGCATTCTTCCTAGTCTTTTACGAGCTGCTGGGTTTCTGGCCCTACCGGCAACATTTCTGCCGCCACGTCCAGCGGCACCTGCGAGCGCTCGACCTCCACCTGCGAGCGCTCGACCTCCCGCTAATCTACCAGCTAAAGCTACTAAGGGACCTGGACCTGGCATCTTTAATTACTTTTCTCTAGTTCTTTTTTTTGTTTATCTAAGAAATCAAGCAACATACCAACATACAAATCACGCTCATACGGCATCATGTTTTCGAGTTCACTTATCGAATAATTATGATGCTGAGCCATGGCAAATAATGTAGTATAATAATTTGCTAATGTATTATGGCTCAGCCCCAAGTAAAAAAATCACTTAACGATGTCAATTCAATAGATCTTTTATTACCAAGTGAATTTTTATATTCAATCTTATGATATAGTTGTGGCAGAGAATCAAAAAACTCTCTGACCTTTTCATATGTTTCGATATCAAGACTATCGATAAAGTTTTGTACCTCTTCCTCCGACTGTTCAGAGACAGGGTATACATCGTTTTCATCGAATACTTGTTCAATACATGATCTAATCAAATGATCAACAAGATCGACCGCATCGATATCATCGGGTACACTTTCAACCACCGTTACTGAAGGGAGTTTCATAATCATTCCGATGTCATCGGTAATCATAATCTTAGTATTCACTTCCTTCTCTTGAAGCATTTCTACTTCATCGAGATCGATTTTAAAATCGTATACCTTGTCATCTTCGTTGTCTCTGTACGAAACTTCGATAACGTTGTTGACGGAACGCGCTCTTAGTTTGAGAAACATATACTCGACATCGAATGTTGTAAGATCATCTGCATCGAAATCTGGCTCTACGATACAATTTTGTAGAACCTGTTTGATTGCCATCATAATGTCTTTACTTTGACCCGACTGTTGGGCGGTAAGAAGAATCTTTTCCTCCTTAACTACGAACGGTCTGGACTGCACTTCTCTATTCTGAGATGGAATTCTCAAATTAAAAAGAGGTTTATCAATTTTAGGTAATGCCATTATTATTCACTCCAATTATGTGTATAGGTCTTGAGTTGTTTGTTCGGGTTGTTCTTCTGAGGGAACAAGTGGCGCTGTTACATTCAGCGTTGGATCGGGATTAATTGTATTCGGCGCGTGATATGTAATTTTAAAATCAGTATACGTAAATGGCACAGACATACGGATTAATTCATCTGTGCTTACCCATGCAAGGTCGATCGAAGGAAGTGTTTTCGGAAATGCCTGGTACAATTTAATCGTCATGATCTTTTGGCCGTCAATAGATCTTTCGGGTACGGTCTCCCCTTCCCCATACCTTCTTTTCATCTGATTGTACACCGTAATCAGGATGTCGGTTCTATAGTCTTTTTTATAGCCAATCTCAAATGCACTACCAATTGGCCTGCCAAGCATTGTATATTTTTTACCCAGCTGTGATTGACCTCTTGACCCTTGCACGTTCATGATCGTATTCATCCATTCATTGAACAGGGCATGAAGCGTACCGTAGCCATCTACGAGGAACGTAAGGGTTACATCGTCGAGTGTAACGTTTGTTGGCATTGCCTCCAAGGGACCATATCCGAGTCTGGGTTGTTCCATTAGTGTAAAGTTCATCCCAGGAAACGTAGCTGCCTCACAGCGTGTCTGAATAATCTTATCTTTCGTGCCGTATCTAGTATCACCTCGCTCTTGAAGGCTTTCGGGCAAAGCAAAATTCACCACAAAACGGTTGTTTTGCAATACACCTCTTTTATTGATACTGCTTTGAAATTCGTTTATGTTCATCTCATTGCTCTTTGTGATTGTGACCAGACCTGAGTCTTCGATGCACCCTGGAATCTTTCGAGAGGAAGGAACAATGCGATGTCCCATTCAGAAGGATAGACATAAAAGAATCTCGATTCCAATTGTGAAAACAAATACTGCTTGACACACGGCTTAATAATTTTAATCCTCGATGCTCTATTTAGCGTAGACCAAGCACCTTGGATTCTTGTTGATTCATCGTACCGTTGATTGGTTACGAGATCGTACAGCGAATCCATCAACTGCGCTCTTAGTCTATGGGGAAGGTAGTGAAGGTTGATACCCCAGAACCTATCGCCCTCAACCCTAAATGGAAAGATCATTGGAAATCTGTCGTAGTATGGAAGAGTGTCGGCATACTTGGCTTTGTACTGAAACAAATACATGTTACCGGGTTTGATCGTTCCTGTCTGCCTGGTCTTATCGCTCGACAGCAGCGTGCGTTCATTGACCCTGCGTTTGCCTTTAGCGGCTTCGCGATACCATGCACGTGCTGCATCGGTCCTGGCAGGAATCTGTCCCGCACGAACACCTTGCGTAATTAAATTATCAAAAACCGTTGGCATTAATTCCTAATTCCTTCTCTGTCATAATTACGAATTTCCATTTTCTATCTTTGCAATATTCTTCAGCAGCTTTCCACTTTGCTGAATTTA